TTCGAGGTACGAAGGTGGTCGTTCATAGTTCCTTAGAAGTTGGAGCGCATGGCCCGCTGTTCGATGGACTTGGTGTACGCCGGGTCCTTGCCGTAGCGCGGGTCCTTCATCGCCTTCGTCATCTCGAACGTGGAGCCGAAGCCCGCGTTGCTGTCGCCAATGGAGCCGTCGCCGCTGATCAGGTTCGGGGCAGAGCCCTTCGCCTTCACGAAGCGGGCCTTCAGGCCGTCGACCGCGAGCGACATCGCATTGAAGTCGCCAGAGCCCATCGCCGCGTTGTAGGCGTTGACCTCTTGGTCGCTCATGTTGGCACCGGCCCACTGCATCATCGCAGCGTACTGGTCCTTGCCACCGGCAACCTGATGGACTTGGTTCTCGACGTTCTGAAGGCGCATCTTCTGGCCTTCGATGAAGTCGTCAACCAGCGTCCGCGCGTTCGGGCCGAACTGCGCTTCGAGTGCCTTAGCGATCTCCGCACGGCCCTTCTCGGACACGTCGCGGGTCTCGTTGAACTCGGTTTGCCATGACGTGACGTCGAGGCCAGCAGCCGTTACTGCTTCGCCTGCGGCTCGTTCTGCCTCGGTCTGCGCAGTCGGCGTTGTCCCTTCGGCAGGCTTGTCGGGTGCACCGTCGCTGGGTTTGCGGAGTTTCGCAAGTTCCTGCTGAGTGCGCGTGAGTTCTGCTCGGGCGTCGTTGCTGGACTTGACGAAGTCCTCAACAGTGCTGAAGTTCTCGGGGAGCCACTGGGGTCGGTCGGGATTGGTCCCTGCACCAGTGCCGGTGGGGTTCGTTGCTTGCGCATTGATGTCCTTGCTCGGGTCAACGGCCGGAGCTTCAGCGCCGGTCGGAGCCTGCTGGAAAGAGACTGAGGCGGTGCTCAATTAGAGCTCCTCGATCTTGTTGCCGTGGACGTCGGTCGAGACGGCTTTGGGCTTGGCGATCACGTTGATTGCTGCGGCATCGACAGTGCCCTCCTCGATCTTCACCGAGGGGGCTTCTGCGACGACCTCAGCCTTGGGGGCTGCTTTGGTCATTGTTTCCTTGCTGTTGGACTGCGCCCTTCACAACCTCTTTGCCCATGCCTCCAAGTTGCTGGAGCGCCTGCGGGCCGAGGTTCTGAGCGAGCTGTTCGAGTTTGGCCATCTGCTCTTCTTGAGCGATCTGGTCATCGGGCTTCACGAGCCCACCTGTGTCGATGCCATAGGCGGCAGCGGCACGCTTGATGTACTCGGTCGGCTGGAGATAGCGGAAGGCGATCTCGGGGCCGAGGGTCTGGACGATGTCTGCCGTGAATGCACGGAGGTTGCGAAGGTCGATGCCCCGGCCGATGGCGGCCATGCCGGTGGTGATCGTCGGTTTGACGAACCCCTTCGGCAGCGGGGGGACCTTGTGCGAGCCCTCCATGCGATCCTCGAAGAGGAGCACGACAGGGAGCTGAAACTCAGCCGAGAGGAGCGCGTACATGCCACCGAGGGCATCGTCGAGTTCCTGCGCCATGTACTTGATCTCCTCCGCAGTCACCCGCTCAGCCTGCCGTTGGACGGCGGTGTTGAGGAGGAATGCGTAGGCGAGGCGCTGCGAGATTTCCTGCGCTTGCCGCTGAGCGACCGCGAGGTCGGCCTGCTTCTGCGCTTGGATCACAGTCACGTCTTCGGCGTTGCCGACTGCCACGTCACCGTTCTTCGCCTTACTAACGACCTTCACCGAGGTGACGCCGTTGGGCTTGACTAGGAAGACGATACGGGCTGCAGCAGCGGAGCCTTCGACGAGCGTCTCAGACAACCCTTCAAGGCTGTCCAGATCACCGAGGAACTCTTCCACGTAGGAACGGCCGTAGTCCTCGCCCGGCTGCGTAGCGAGACGCAGGACGAGCCATGGGCAGCGATCCACAGGATACGTGCCTTCAGTGCCTGGGAGTTTGGCTCCGGCGCACTCTTGGTACACTTCCCATCCATCAGGGCGACGGATGATGTGCGTGTAGAGTTCGGCACTCTTGTCCTCAGAGCCGTGCTGTTTCTTGCTGTCAGCCTTGACGGCTTCTGCGACAACATGCGGGAGAACGGTCGGGGAGACCATTTCCTTCACGACGATTTCGAGGACGTTGCCGGAGGCATCGCGCTTGACCACGAACTGGTCGAGGCGGAAGCCTTGGACGCGGCCCTTCGGTGGGACGTGGATGAGGAAGTTGCCAGCCACAAGGAGATGCTGGAGCGCGGTGCTGGCGTTGAGCCGCATCTGCGCACCTTCCATCTCATCGAGCGTGGCGCGTTCGCGTGAGCTGAGCGCCTTCTCGACTTCGCCCCGCATGCCTTCCTTGCCAGTCAGTTGCTGGATCAGGAAGTCGTCGAGGCTGTACTTGAAGAAGGTGGTGTTCGGCGGGAATAGGCTCAGCAGTAGCTTTGCTGAGAGGGTCCTGATGCCGCGTGCCCCGAGGGATTGATAGGGGGTCGGCAGGGTCTGGCCTGCCGTCAGTCCCTCAGGGGGCATCAGATATGGGACGGTCAATGTCGCGCAGTCGCGGGCCCGCTGTAGGAACGGAAGCCGTTGCGTTTCGAGCTGCAGATAGCGTGACTTTGCCGTGCCCTGTTCGGCTTCTGCCATCAGGTCGGGATGTTCAGGCCGGTGCCGGACGCCGGGACGCTGGTGCCACCCTTGCTACGCTTGATGCGCAACGAGGAGACGCCGCGATCTGTCGGGCTGCTGTCGGTCGTGGTGTCGTCAACGGTCGTGGTCGTCGGCGCGTTCTGGATCGCCGTCTGGCCGTTGGTCGGGTTCGCCGCTGCCTGCGAAGGGAGCGGAGTGGTTGCTGGCGCGGATGATCCGCCGCCGCCCATGCACATGAGCGCTCCTTAGGTTGGGATGTTCAGTCCGGTCCCGCCGCCCGGTGCAGACGCTGTGCCGGAGGCACGCTTGCGCTGACGAGTGATGAGGAGCGAGGACTGAGGGCTCGACAGTTCGGGCGAGGTGCCGCCGCTGTTCGGGCTGGGTGTGGTCGGGACGGCTGCTGTTGCTGCTGCGCCGCCCGGTGATGATGTTGGGGCCACTGACGTGGTGCCGATCATGCCCGCTAATGGCCTGCCTGAGTTGGCAAGGGCATTGGACGTGACCGATCCGCCCCCTCCTCCGCTACACATCAGGTCGGGATGTTGAGGCCGCTTTCGCTGCCACCCGCTGAGGAGCTTCGTTTGATGAGGAGGGAGCTGCGACCGCGCCGCGAGTTCGCGACGTAGGTCTTGGCGTCCTTGGCGTCAGTGTTGCTCTCGTTGTAGACGGGAGCGCTGGGAGTGTCAGCCGGAGGCGGCGGCGGTGGAGCCGGCGTCTGGGCTGGGGGTGGAGATGATCCGCCGCCGAAGCACATGGTTGTCTGTCTCGATCTGATCCTTGGCCCTGATCAGGTGTTCGATGACCTCGCGCCGCCCCCATGCGCGTTCGACCTCACTATAGGCCGAACCTACGGGAGGAAGCGCGTCGGGGAACACCGCGTTCAGGTAATTGATGATGTCGTCAGAGATGTCCGGTAAAGGAACCTTGACGGGTTCTGTGGGGCTGTAGTGCAACCTAATTGTTTCGGCCTCTTCAGCGGCCCCGGAGCGGTTGATCCGTGCCACTATTTGGCCACCGTTAGTGCCTTGGCAGAGCGCCAAGAGTAGGTGGCTCGCTGCACGGCGAGGGCCAGCATGGGGCCCGGCCTCGCGGCCAGTGCGGACTGAGCGTCACGCACGGCCTTGCGGGCCACGATGATCGGGTCATCGCGGAATGGGTTCACAGTTCGACTTCACCTTTCAGCTCGTTGATGCGCATCTCGGCGTAGCGCCGGACCTTCTCCAGATCGGCGATCTCGCTCTCGACCGCGTCCAGACCGTCATAGGTCTTGAAGCCTGCGCGGCTCCCGTACTTGACGATGTTGCCCCGCCAGAACTCCATCTTGTTGCGCATGATGAAGGTGATGGGCTCGATGGCCCAGCGGGTGTAGTGGGAGGGCTTCACGACGATGTCGGTGGTCTTGGTC